CTACGGGCGAACGCAGTCCGAAGCCCTTGCAGCCCGCGAAGAGTACAAGAAACAGGAAAAATACGGCAGGAAACCACGGGAAAAGTATACGTTCGCGGAGTACGCGGCGGAGTGGCTGCCGACGTACAAGAGCGAGGTGACAATAAATGTATATGATGCATATGTCTCACGCCTTAACCAGATAGCATCAATCCTGCCGCAGACAGAGATGCGACTAATCACGCCGTCGGATGTACAGCGACTTTATAACGCTTTTGCCGACCGCGGAGAAGGGACGCGAAGAAAGATAGCCGAAGCAACAAGAGCGGTTTTCCGCGCTGCCAAAAATGATGGAATAGTTGCAATTTCTCCCTGCGAGAACGTTAGGCGAAAGAAAGGAGAAGTAGGGACGCACCGCAATCTTGATGATTGGGAAATAAAACTAATCAGAGATACTTGTGACAGCGAAAGAATGGGAATTTACGCGATGGTGATGGTGTATGCAGGGCTTAGGCGTGGAGAAGCGCTTGCGCTCGATATTGATGATGATGTTGATTTTGAGAAAGGTGTGATTCACGTCCGAAAGGCGATTCGACGCGAACGTTCCGACTATATTATCACTGTACCCAAAACCAAAGCTGGTATTCGTAACGTGCCGCTGTTTCCGCCGTTACGGGATGTCTTGCAAGGGCGACACGGAAGCGTGATAATATCGAAAGATAACAAAATTATTTCTTTCAGTGCTGTGACCGATGCGTGGAAGCGTTACCAAAATCATCTATCAAAAATTGCGGGGAGAAATGTGGTAATCAGGCAGCACGATTGCAGACATACTTTTGCGACGATGCTTTATAATGCGGATGTTGACATTAAAACTGCCGCGCGCTGGATGGGGCATGAGGATGAGACGATGATAATGCGGATATATGCACATCTCACGGAAAAAAAGGAAGAAAACGCCATCCGAAAGGTCGAAAGTATGTTGACTTCTACGTCCAAGTAGTCAAACTGGTAGTCAGAAGCGTTGCAAGGGGCTGAGAACCATAGAGAATCCAACAGTTCTACGGATTTTGTTTGCTTTCCATGGAAGAAAGCGAAAGCGGTTTTCTCTTCACTACTCTGCGCTTGCGTATGCCTTGTAATTGCTCAATCTGCTGTTATCGCACATGGTTTTTGCAATCCCCAAATTCGCAATTTTGACTCTCTTTCCGTCGCACGAAGTAGTCAAAACGAGGGTCAAAAAATCCCCTCCATGTGATGCAATCATGGAGGGGATTTTTTAGAAGTATTTGGCTGGAGCATTCAACTACTTCTTTATTATAAACACTTCTATGCTTTTTGTCAAGCGTTTTTCTGCGAGATGATTTGTGCCCACTTCTTCGCATCTTGCACACGCTTCCGTTCCTCCGGCGTGTTGACGCTGATGGAATGCAGCGCCGTCTCCACCTGCTGGATGGTCGGAACTGTGTCCAAGTCCGCGCTGTGCGTCATGAGGACAACCGCGTCCCGGCGCTTCTTGTCATCGGCGGATTCTTGCACACTCTGTGCATCTGCTTTCGGGGCTGACCGCGTGGCGAGGTACTCACGCACTGTAATCAGCGCCGCCAAGTCGCGGATGTTCTGCGGATTGTTTCCCTCTTCGATTGCCTTCTCAATCTGCCCATCAATCCACGTCAGCGTAACCACGCAGCCAGCCCCTTTCCGTTATGCTTCTTTCAGCTCTTCCAGCGCCCGCCGAATCACGTCACGCTTCCCCGGCTCGATGGTGCGCATCAGTTCTTCCAACTCGTCCATCAGGCGCTTGTCCGTGCCGTCGTGGCGGCTGTACCGTCCGCGCATATCGCGTCCACGGCGGCTGTATCGCTCATCGCGGTACATACCGTCATAGCTGCCACGCGCTTCCCAGTCGCCGCCGTTATTGCTGTACCCGTCCGCTTCCAGCATCTCAATCTTGTCGATGTTTTTGATGGTGTCCGTCAGCTTGTGCACAGCTTCAAGGTCGCCAGCAGACATATCCTGCTTCTCCGCAATTTCTTGCAGTTCTTCACAGAGTTTATCTTTGAGTTCATGCAGATATTTCATTGCGTTTCTCCTTTCCTCACGCAACCCGCGTGACAATCAGGTTGGCATTCTGCACGTCGATATCCACGCCAGCGGTATTCTTGACGCTGATAGTCGTGCAGCACCCCGCCGGAACATCAACAAAGGTATCGACGCTGACGTTCTGGTACTGCGCCGCTGCCGCAGGGGTGACGATGGCGGTAGAAGCCGGAAGCACCTCTCCCGCGATTGCAAGCGCAACAGAGATAGCTCCGGCAGTGCCGCCCGTCGGAATGGCGATATTGCCGCCAAAATTGACGCGGAAACGTGCGCGGCACTGTCCGTTGGTGATGCCTCGCAGTGTCACGATGCCTGAGCCCTCACGATGGACGATGCAGCGCGTTGCGCAGACGGGCGTTGCAGTAAAAAGGACGTTGTTGCCATTGGCGACGGTTTGAGCCGCCGCCGCAGTATATTCAGCCATGATTTTCTCCTTTCAGCGGCAGGGCGCGAATCAATCAACGCCCCGCCGCTTTTTCAGTTGCCGTTATCGGCTCATCCTGCAAGGCAGGAAGCTGTCTGGAGCTTAACCAGCGCAATACTGCGCCTGATTGCAACAGAACGGATTGGCTACCGTGTACGCCGGAACAGGGCAAGGTCGAATCGTATTCACCAGATACTGGTTCTGTGCTGCCTGAGACGCGGCGAGCTGCAAGCCGAAAATCTGCTGATTCTGCGCCGCAATCTTCTCGTCCTTTGCCTCGATGCGCTGTGCCGTCAGTGCGTCAATCACCGCTCGGGCGTTAGCGTTGGCGTTGTCCAAAATGTCGCGAACGCCGCTCTGAATGGTGTTGCGAGTGTCGCAAGCCTGAGTGGCAAGGTTGTAGTTCACGCCCTGAATCGCCGTCTGCGTCTTGCAGCAGCAATCCGCCGCCTGTGCCTGCATCGCGTTAAGCTGCTGCATCAGCGCGGTTTGCTGATTGGCGCGGGAGAGTTCCGCCTGAGCGAAGCCGTTTGCCATCTGCATCTGTACGCCATTGGTGAGCTGCGCCTGTGCATAGAATCCATCACACAAGCCGTTGTTCACGTTGTCGATTTTCCGCTCGATATTGGCGAAGTCGGAGGTGAGAACGTAACCGTCCATGACGGAACCCTGTCCGCCGTTGCGATTGCCAAAGCCACCCCAGCTATTATTGCCCCACCCGCAGAAGACGAAGAGGAAGAGGATAATAATACACAACGCACCGTTTCCGCCGAACATGCCGTCGCCGTTCTGGTTGCTGTTTCTGCCGGAAAGCAGAGCCACGTCAGAAGCGGAGAGTTCCGAGGTCATACTCATTGTTTTTCTCCTTTCAGAATTTGAAGTTTATGCTAAATTGTTGCGCAACAATGATAGCCAAAGTTAAGAACCGAGGAACGATTGAAACATCTGCGCCGCCTGTTGAAGCTGATTAAGCTGGTTTTGCGAGATTTTCCCGGATGCAATCAGCTTGCGCACCTCCTGCTCCGGGTCGCCCTGAAACGTCGCCTTGAACTGCTGGAACTGCTGCATCATCTGCTGGAAATTTCCCAGCGCTCCGGGCATCTGCCCGCCGCCGAGTGCGTTAAACAGTGGGTTCATCCTGCGTTACCCCCTTTTTCTTGCGCCCTTCCAGCGCTTCAAGGCGTTTTGTCAGCGTGTTAAGTTCGTCCCGCGTCACATACTCCGGCGCGTCCTGCGCGCTGCTGGATGGCTTTACGGATGCGTTCCGCTCTATGTAGTCAAACGTCCGCATAGACGGCATTCCTGCCGCGTCCGCTGACTTGATGTAAAACGTCTGCTTCTCGCTATCCATCAGCAACACGCTCGCACCATTTGCGACAAGGTAACTTTTCGCTCCAGCTTCACCCTGCACCCAAATCAGTCCGTTGCTTGATGGCTGCGCTGGTTGCTGCATCATCGGCTGCTGTGCGGCTCGAAGCTGCGCAAGTTGGTCTGGCATTGCCGTTTGCTGCGCGTTATAATACGGAATCTGTGGATAATATTGTGGATAACCATACGCCATACATCAATCCTCCCTCTCCCAATAATACGCTGGTATTTCCGCGCCGCTATCCCATGCGTCGTACCAGTCCCCGTTTACGGCACACACAACGTGGTCGCCGATGCCGAGGACGTACACCCCGCTCGGATGCTCACGGCAGAAATCCGCGACAGTATAGCAGATTGGACAAGTATCCGGCAGGGCGTGGCGCGTGAATCCGCGCTCATGCAAGTAGCGCCCCCAGACGTGATTGGCGTTAGGCATATCACCGCAGTCATAACCCAGCGCACAAAGCGTCGCATAGGCGCTTCCCCACGTCTCGCCTGCCGCTTTGGATACTGCGCGGACAGCGCAATCACCGACGCGCAAGCCGCGCGGATTAGGGTTGTAGTGGATATACACCGCACCACCTCCTACTGATTATAGTATAGGCGATTCGGACGGTTGGAAAATGCAGACAAAACGCACACGAAGTGCGGAAAAGTTGCAAAAAAACTTGCGAAAAACCTCAAAAAGGTATTGACAAGGTATATATCTTGTGCTATAATAATAGTGTCAAGGGGCGGTACGAAATAAAAGCCCCAGACAGAAAGAGGTAATGACCATGGCAAAAGCAATTGCCACCTACAAATGCCCTGATTGCGGCGCGACCGTTGAGCGCCGCATTGACGGCTTCAATCGTCGGGACGCGGACAGCAAAAAAGAATGGGCGGAAGCTCATCCTCTCCTTTGCGCTGACTGCTACCGCAAGCAGCAGCTCAAGCAGCAGCGCGAAGCGGCGGCGGCATTGAGCCTTCCCGTTATTCACGGCGTGAGCGACAAGCAAGTCGAATACGCCACCGACCTGCGTACGAAATTTGTGGCGCAGCACGAAAAGACAGTTGCGGATGCTATCGCTACCCGCGACGACCCCGATAAGCAAGCTGCGATTGCGGCGGCAGCGGAAAAAGCAGGGATGACCATAGAGGCATTTGTCCGCCAAAACCTTGACAAGTTTCCGTATAAGTGGCTATATGCTGCCTATGTCGTATCAACCGCCACCGAGGCGAGGGACATCATCGATACGCTTGCAGCCCGCTAAGACGGGCTGCAAAGCGCGAAACGCGTTACGGCGCGTTGCGGGATACCGCAAGTATTTAAGTCAAGGAAGGAGCACGAAAATTGTGGCGCAAGAGAAGGTAATCCAAAACACAAAAGGAATCAAGATTGAATTTGACGGTCGTACATACACGACCGTCGAGAATATTCACGGCGAATACAATTATTGGTTCGGCGAACAATATGCGTGCTTGGGAGGAATCTTTTGTCTGGAGGCAAAATGCACGACGGATGACCCAAAAATCATGTGGGGGCAGGACGACGATAGCGCCGACTGGTTCACGACAAAGGCCATGTGGTCTGTCAACCCAGAAGAGCTTGACGCATGGACTGCAAAGGGCGATTGGCTAAACCACCTAACTGGCGTGCTTGTATGCAATGAACAACCCGCCTGACGCGCCACGGCGCGTCGCCCCGGCGGACAGCACAAAAATCCACAGGAGTACGTGTGACACTTGTGTAGCTATCGCGGAAGAAATCAATGAGCGGATGAGGTGGTAATGCGCATGTGGTATAGGCAGGAGTACAGCATCCCCGGGACGAAAGGGCATATAGTCCATTGGAATGGGAAGGATTACACGCTTGACGAGAACGTGACATATGCAATTGACGAGAATCGAATGCGCGAATGTGGGCAAGACCCTGAAATGTATTTTATGGTCAGCGCTCATGCCATAGCCACAAACAACGATGAGGTGAATTGGAGCTTTGACACGCTGCAAGACCTGATGGATTGGGCGGATGCTGGCGATTTGCAAAAAAATCTTGATGGCGTTATCCACTGCGACGATGATTAACAAAATGAGGTAATAAGATGATTAGCGAAAACGGTAACAAGGTTGCAAAGGATAGCTATTACATTCACAACCGCGAAACCGGCAAGCTGGAGCTGCATTTCGACAAGCCGGAATACGACGCACTGACGGACGAACAGCGGTCTGAAATCAAGAGCGCGTTCCTCTGGGGACGCCGTTCCGGGTGCTGGATCAGCCGCGCGAAAGAGCCGAATCTGTGGCGCGCGGAGTATGTGGCAAAGACGCTCAGTCTGGAGGACGGCGGCGCGGAGGGCGAGCGCCTGAGCTTTGCCGAGCAGCAGGAACGCAAGGCAGAACGCGCCGAACACCGTGCCGAACGTTTTGAAATCAAGGCGGACGCCGCCTGTGCAAAGGGCGAAGCTCTCCGAAAGCCCATCAGCGACCTACATGGCGATATTGCCTTCTTTACGCAGCCAAATATCAACACCAGAGCAGGGCGGGCGTTTACC